ACCCAGCAGGCGGAAGGCGTCCTCGCGCGTCTGGAGGTAGCACGTGCAGGTGTAGCGCGGCTCCTGGCCGCCCTTGCCGTCACTGACCAGCTGGTCGCAATACTGGGCGATCCGGTACAGCTCCCACTTGTCGACCAGCGAGGCGTCCACGAGGGCGCCCAGGCCGTAGCGGTCATTGACCACCACGTCGTACAGGATCCACGCCGGGTTGTTTGTCCAGGCGATCTTGAACGAGCCGTCCCAGACCCCGTTGTAGGCGCGGGTCTGCGGGTCGTAGTTCGATGGGACCCGGATGAGGCGACCCCAGGCCACGTACGACCGCACCGGGATGTTCGAGAACTGCGATGCATCGCCGCTGATGGCGACATAGGCCGTGTTGGGATAGCGCAGCTTGGCGTCGATGATCTCCGTGATGGAGACGACGCGGGTCGTGTCCGCCGTGGTCGCGCTGTTCGCGTTGGGCGTGATGCGGCGCACGCGCACGTTCCAGCCGGTCTGCGCCTTGGGCAGGTCCACGCGGTGGGTGCGCTGGTACGGGCTGCTGGCCTTGCCGTCGAAGGCGCCGTTGATGACGGTGTTGTAGGCTCCGCCGTCCGTTGACACCTCGATCGCGTACTGGATGCGGTAGCCGTTGATGTCGCCGTTCTTCGTGTTGCTCTTCTGCAGCGCGTCCACCTGCAGGGTCACGGCGAAGGCCGACAGCTCCGTGTTGCCCAGGGCACGCACCCAGGGCACGTCGCTGCGCAGCTCGGTGCTGACGGCGATCTCGTTCTTCACCGAACCGTAGCCCGGGATGTAGCTCTGGTCCTGCGTCCCGGTGCGCAGCTGCACGGAGACGCCGGTGAAGTTGAGGCTCCCGTCAGCGTTGGCCACCGGCGTGCCGTCCAGCTTCACCGACTGCAGGCCGTTCACCAGGCCGCCGATCTCACCCTCCGAGAGGGCGTCCTCGATCTGGAAGTACGAGACGGAGCGCAGGGTGTCCGGCGCTTCGACGGGGGTGTGCGAGCTGCCGCCGCCCTTGGCGCCGTGAATCAGGTCGAGGCCCATGCTGGTCCCATAAAAAAGGCCCGCACATGGCGGGCCTGATGGAAGCGAGGTTGGTGGCGGGTCAGTCGGGGTCGTACGGGGACGTCTTGCCGTTGCCGCCGGCGGTTCCCGTGCCCACGTTGGACTGGCGGGAGCTGTAGTCCTCCGCCTCGATGCCTGCCGAGATGACCGTGGAGCCGATCTCCATCGGGCCGCCGTATAGGACCGGCACCGCGCCGCCCTGGGCCGTCGTGTTCACTGGGCCGTTGAAGACGTAGCTGGCCTGGTTGTCCGCTGCGTCACCGCTCTTGTTGAGCTTCGGCTGAGGGCTGAGCATCTGGACGATGCCACCGGCGACCATGCCGATGCCGACCGACACGAGGCCTGCACTGATGCCTGTCCATGACGTGGCAACGCCGACAACGATAAGAACGGCGCCAACGATGGTTTGAAGGACGCCGCTGTTCTTCGCCCCCGCATGTACGGGAACGATCCGTATTTCTGCGCCCGCCGGCTCTTTGAGCTGCTCGGGGCCGATGTTCTCGGCATGCTTCCCACGACCGCGGAAGACCGCGAACTCCAGGCCTCGGTCAGCGGCGGTCGCCAAGAATTCTTTGAAGCCGTCGAGCATGCAGCAGAGGGCTCGCACCGCCTCCGCGGGCGTCTTCGTATCCAGATGCAGTCGGAACTCGCGCCCGAAGCGCTTGCCAAGCATGCCGCCGAGGCGGACGGTCGTTGCGGTCATTTCTGCTCCAAAAGAAAGGCCCCTTTCGGGGCCTGTTTTACTCGAGGGTTGTGGGTGCTATCTCGACACCCGATCCCGGGTTGATCGTGATACGGAATCGCTTCGTCTCACCCGGTTGCACGCGCACCGAGGCCTCCCGGCGGTCCTTCCCTTCGCGATATCCGCAAAGGCCACTACCGGTGTTCCATGTGCCGACGATGTGCTCGCCGGACGGCACGTGGAAAACCGCTCGTTCCCCCGTTCCGAGCTTCGCAACGACGGCACCGTCCATGAACACGGCGCCATAGCAACCGCTCCCAGACATGCCGACATCGCGTGTCACGACGATTGTGGCGTCCCCATCGCTCGGGCTCTGAAACCCCATGAGCCTATCCGGCGCCGGGGTGCGGACCTGATCCGGGCGAGGCGGCTTCGTGACACATCCGGCCATGGCCAGCGCGGCAGCGGTGATGATGACTATCCTGAGCATGCTTCCCTCCCACTGTGAGGAAGGAAGGTTACACCAGCCGCCAGGCGGACCTTGTGACCTCCTGCCAATACCCGCCATAGACGTCGCGTGAGCTGAGACGGCCCGACATGTGGTGCAGGATCAGGCCGTCGCCCAGGTAGATGGCGGCATGGTTCGGCACCAGGTTCTTCGACCGGATCTGCATGAGGATCAAGTCGCCCTTGCGTAGGTCGCGCAGGTCGATCTTGTGGAACCCCGCGCCCACCATCGTGGCGTCGCCGTAGAGGTCGCTCTGTCCATCGTCCCACCATCCGTCGCGACGCGGCGGGTCTGGGAGCTGCACGCCCATCTCCGTCGCGTACCAGTCGCGGCAGAGCGCCCAGCAGTCCAGCACGCCGTGCGCCCACTCCCGGCCGACCAGCGGCGCCTCGTACCCCGACGGCTCGATGATCTGCGTGTCGGCCACGACGGGACCAGGCATCACGCTGATGATCACCCAGGGCAGCTCGGAGCGCTCGCAGCCCACCTTGTCCGCCTCCGACGGCCGCGCGGGCACGTTCGGGTGCGAGTGCACGATGGCCGTGACCTCGCCCTCGTCCTCCGCGGCGGCGTAGTCCTCCGGCGACAGCACGAAATGCTCGTCCGGCGTGGCCGCCAGATTGCGGCAGCGGATGTACCGCTCCCTGCCCTTACGGACCACGACGACGCCGCAGGATTCGCGCGGGTACTCGTCGACCGCGTGCGCATGGGCGGCCAGCTGCGTCTTCGGCTTCATTTGATCAGGGTCGCCGCAGGGAAGGAGCCATAGGGCAGCTCGCCCGTCTGGCCAAAGCGCAGACGGCACGACGTGAGCCGGCCGCCGCAGCGGTCGAGCTCCGGGTCATCGGTCGCGGTGTCGTCGGCCAGCGCCACGGCGGGGCCGGTGTACCCACAGTACGGCCCTCGGTAGCCGCCGATGGCCAGCCAGCTGCAGACGTTGGCGATGATCTGCCGGCCGGGCAGCTGCTTGCCCCCGAAGTCCATCGGACTCGCCAGCTCCCACGTGACCTGCGTCTTGTCCTCAGCGGAGCGGCGCTCGATGAACCACAGCTCGGGCGGGATTTCCTGGTCCGGATCCGCGGTCGGGTTGCCGCCGGGGAAGTTGGCCGCGTCGAGATACTTGCCCAGCGTGCGCCGGCGCGTGAGCCGTGCGCCGACCAGGTCCTGATACGCGAGGCACAGGGCCGTCATGCGGCCGTCGATGTTCCCGGCCGTGAGCGTAGGCACGGGCGGCTGCTCGGGGTCCACCTTGAAGCCCTGCGTCTGGATGGGCCACGGGTCGTATTGCAGGCCTTGCCAGAAGATCGGGCCGAGTCGCGTGTAACCGTGGAAACGCAGGATGTCACCCGCGCCACCGCCCGTGATCGGGCGTGCGTCCAGCTCGAAGAGCTCGACCCAGTTGCCCGGGACGAGCGTTTGAATGTCGGCGAAGATCGTCATGAGGCGTTGAACTGCTCAAAGGTCCCGGACACGGTGTAGACCGGGCCACCGACGTCATTGATGGTCCACGAGGCGCAGGTGTACAGCTGCGGCACGTCGCGCGGCGCCGTCCAGTAGAACGGAACCCCGACATGCGCCCGGAGGAAATCCCGGATCTGCATGGCCTCGCGGTAATGGCCGGTCCAAGAGAACGGCCAGGAGCGGGACAAGGGGTTGATGCCGTTGGCGGCGACGGCGCGGTAGCCATCGCCGTAGCGAGCCTCGAGCACGGCGCCCGTCTCCGTGCCCGTGTTCCCGGCCTGCGTCGGCCAGGAGAAGGTGTCGGTCATCGGTTCCTCCATAGCTGGCCGCCGGGCCGCATGGCAGCGGCCAGCTCCTGCTTCACCGTGGCCTTCACGGCTTCGCCCATCTGCTTGCCGAAGCCGGCGTAGTCATCGCGGGAGGTGACATCGCTGCTGCCGTCGGCGTTGACCACCACGCTCACGTGCACGTCGCCGCCCGCTCCAGCGCCGGCCACCTGCCGCACGCCCAGCTTGCCGTCGGCCGTGCGCGTCAGCGGGATGATGGCCTCCGGGCCGGCTTCGCCCATGAGACCCGCGCCGCGCGCGAAGGCAAACGTGGTCGGACGATCCACGACCGTGTTCGACCAGCTCGACAGGGAGGCGCCGTCAACCACGCCGCCCTTGGCGTAGACACGAGAAACGAAGCCCTGCGAGTTGTAGTCGACGCCGCCGTTGCCGTTTGTGCCGCCGAAGCCGCCGGTGGCCCAGCTCAGGCCCGCGCTCAGGAGCGCCGCCGCGCCCTTGTTGGCCTCGATCCGTGCCACCTCCTTGAGGATCGACGACACGAGGTCCTTGATGCTGGCCTTGCCGGTCGTGGCCGCGTCGACGATGAAGTCCGATAGCGAGCCATAGGTGCTCTGGACCAGGTTCGCGAAGCTGGTGGCAGTGTCCGAGGCCTCGTAGTTGATGTCATCGATCGCACGGCGGGCACCGAGCACCCAGTCCTGCCTCGCGGCCTGGATCTTCGCGTCCGCGTCATAGATGAGCTGGGTGCGCTGGTCCTCGTAGTCCTTGATGGCCTTCAGGCGGTCCTGGTACTCCTCATCCGTGAGGGCCGCGCGGTTCGCTGGGTCGTTCAGGCGTGTCAGGTCGCGATCGGCGTCCTTCTGCACCTCGATCAGCTGCCGCTGCAGGTCGATCTGGTGCTGCCCCATGCCCAGGCTCTGCACCTGCAGGTCGAGGGCCTGGCGGTCGGTTTCCAGGCGCTGTTTCATCGCCTCGCGGTACGAGCTCAGCTCGACCGTGGCCTTGGCGCGCTGCTCAATCTCCTTCTTGTCGGCCGCGATGCCCTTCTCGATCTGCGCGACCATCTCCTTCCACCCGGAAGCGACGTCGATCGGTTCGTCCTTCTCCTTCGGCCCACGGGACAGGATGCCGGCCACCGCGGCCGATTCGCTCGCGCGGATACGGTCCGCCAGCGCCTTGTCGCCGGCCAGGTTGGCCTTGGCGATGGCGTCATTGGCCTGCTGGTGGATCGCCGCAATCTCGCGGGCGCGCTTCTTTTCGTCGCTCTCGTATTGCTGCGCCTGCTGGGCAAGGGCGATCGCGGCATCGTTGGCCTGCTGCGCGTTCGCCTTCTTCGTTGCCGCCTTTTCCGCCGAGACGCGCGCGTCCTGCATCGCGCTGAGCTCTTTGGTGGCGTCATCGTAGAACTGCTGGGCGGTCTTCCCGAGGAAGTAGGTGCTGCCCATGCCGCGGTCGATGAGGCTCTTCGCGGACTGTCGGTTGGAGAACAGCGTGTCGAACTTGTCCTGGTCCGTCTGCGCGCGGCCCAGGTTCCGCGCCGCGTCGATAGCGCGATTGGTTGCGTCGGTGATGCCGTTCCAACTGCGCTCGATGAACCCGAGGTTCTCCTTCACGTCCTTGGCGCGACTGACGACCGTGGCGCTGTACGTCTCCATGGCGAGCT